TCATCCCAAGCCATCGCTGCCGGACGAGCTTCGCCCGGACGTGGCCCCCGAAACAATCGAATCCAATAAGGAGGAACAGTAATGACCCAAATCCATATTTCCATTAGGAAGCCGAAGACGGGCGGCTTGGACCCTGTGACCGGTACGCTGCGGTTCCGCCCGGTGCGTCGTCATTTCGACGCGGAAGGGAATCTTGTCATCGCGGCCTCGTTTGACGCGGACCTGTCCGAAAGCGGCGAGCTGACGGTTGACCTGCTGCCCACGACTAGCGCGTTTGTTTGGCAGGTCATCGAGTTGGCGGACACGCCGCAGGCGTACACGCGCTACGTCGAGGTGCCGGACTCCACCCACGTGGTCGCATACGCGGACCTCGTGGAAGTGGACGCCGGCACGTTCGTCCCGAAGGATATGGCCGGCTCCCAACTGTTGAAGGTTCGCCACGCTTCCACCCAGTCGGAGGCGGAGACACTTTCCGCACAATACCCGGACGAGCTGGTGTTCTTCGACGAAACCGCCACGACCGCGAAGGCCGCTGCGGCCTTGAGCACGCTGGAGTCCATCACGGCCGAAGCTCAAACGAACGCCATGCTGGCGAAGAACGCCATGCTGAGCGCCCGGTCCTCCGCGGATTCCGCGACCGCCACCCAGTCCGACCTGAGCAGTCTCGCGTCGAACGCCAGTATGGCGGCGGCTAGCGTCGCCAACGATTCGCAGACCGTGGCCGACACCGCTTCCATGGTCGCGGCGAAGGGCGAGACGGCCATCGCCGCCATCGATTCGACGGTGCGGGCGGTCAAGGACAAGGCCGAGAGCGCTTCCGCCGAACTGCCTTCCGCCGGCACCCCTGAAGGCACCACGGAGGAAACCGGCAAGGACTCCACCGGGGAAACGCCGACCGGAACCGTGTCGGAGGAGCCCGCAGCCAAGGCCGTGAAAGCCAAGGCCAAGAAGGTTACCGTGAAGGAGGCCTGACCATGCCAGCCCTATACGCCGGCAAACGTGTCGGCAAACCGTTGATGAGAAGCCACACGTACAACGCCATGTTCAACGGCAAACTCGTATGGCCCCTCGACAAGGACACGGTCGTCTCCATCAGGATCACGGACGACAAGGGCAGGACGTTGCCCAAGTCTCTAGCCGTCAACGGCACCCTGAAACTGGGAGCGAAGGCCACCTACGCGGACGGTCATGTTGGCGATCTGCTCACCACCAATGACGTGACGTTCGCGAGCAGGGACACTTCCACCGCCACGGTTTCGGGCAACACGCTCACGTGGCGGCATGGCGGAACCATATTGGTGACGGCCACGGTCAACGGTTTCACTTCCGCCGCCGTGTCCATCAGCGCGGCCTACGCGCCCGAGTCCATTCAGGGCCCGCTCGCACTGTTCGGCGACTCGCAGCTGATCGTGGACTCGGACACGAGCCTGACCAACATGGGCCCGTACCCTTCGGGCGCGAACCCGGGCACGGCCACCAGCTGGCCGTCCGACCAGTCCAAACAGATCGCGTCCATCACCGGCCTGAGGGTCATCGACCTGTATTACGGCGGCGCGCGCATCGCCCGCGACAAGACCGGCTGGCAGGGTGGATGGGCCATGCAGTCCAACCGTCTGGCCTCGCTCGTCAAGGCCGACGCCGCGAACACGCCGGGAGTGATCGTCATCTACGGGTTCTACAGCAACGATTTGCACGACGGCCTGACGGACACCAAGCCCGCGACCGACCTGTCGAAGATCGCCGCCGCATACAAGGCGAAGTTCGACGAGCTGAAGGCCAAGTACCCGCAGGCTCGTATTCTCTACGCGCTCCAGTGCATGTTCAGGTCCGCTGCGACTGAGGCCAAGCCGGTCATGACGGGCCTGCCGGCCGGCACCATCATGACCAACAACTTCACGGCCCTGCAATCCTCGGAACGAATCCTGTTCACCGAGACGACGCTGGGCGTGCCGGTCATCGACGCGACCGACGAAGTATGGGCGCTCGGCAGTGGGTTGACCATCTCCGACATGATTCACCCCACCGCGGAGGGAGCCGTCAAACTCGGCCAGATCCTCGGCCGGCACATCAAACAGGCCATCCAACAGTAACGTCCTCCGTCAGACGTACACACTGTTCGAGGGCAAGGGTTTCAACGTCGCCCGCGACTGGTTCGACTGGATGCCGGACGGCGAAAAAAATGGGTACATGCACGACAAGGTCCACCCTAACGCCAAGGCAATGAATGTCGCCGCGCACAAGATCCGCGAATAGGTCAACACGCTTTCAGGGCCGAGGATTGAGGGCGAGATTCCGGCATGGAGCGAATGATTTTCATGGCATGTCGGATTGCCGCTCGTGTTCGCCGCCTCTGACCACCCGTATTAACCAAGATCAAAGCCCCGCCATGTGCGGGGCTTTTCCATAAAGGAGATGTAATGTGTTGCAAAATTTTCTAGCCGGGTTCGGGGGAGTGGGTGGCGCGTGCGCCCTCATCACCCTGCTGCTCAGGATATGGCCGGGCGCTTTGGACGCGCTGGCGACCGGATTGTATTCGCACGTGCGGCCGGAACGCCTGCCCTACGATTCGCCGCTCTCGCAGCATTTCGCAAAAACACGGCAGCTAGGCGAGCGTACTGAGAAATTCGATGGACGGTTGGACGAACTCTGCCGCGACACGATCAAAAACACGATCATCAGCCTGATCTACGGCGACCAGTCGCACGACCATTCAGAGGCCGTCAGATACGAATTGACGAAGCTTGAGAAATTGGACGCGCAATGCTGGATCATCTCGGCCACCGAAAAATACTTGGAGGACAGGCAATGACGCATCTCATGATCGCAGGCGGCATATACCTGCTACTGCTCGCGCTCATCATCATATTCAATCATGGCGCGCACAGGCATTGATTTTCACACAGGTTTTCAAAGCCATCCCATTCCGGGATGGCTTTTCTATTGCCCCTTGACTCGGGGCGGGAAGGAGAGGATGTGGGAATCCTCAACAAAGGCAAGCCGAAACACGGACGCCTGCACCGGCGCGTGGGCGTGACGCTGTCCGCGCTCGTCGCCGCGGTCTCCATGGCGTTCGCCCCGGCGGCGATGGCCGACATGCAGGGCATCGACGTGTCCAACTGGCAGTGCGGCATCGACATCGCCAACACGCAGGCCGACTTCGTTGTCGTCGGCACCACATGGGGCACGGGGCAGGTGTATAACAACTGTCTCGTGTCCGGCGTCAACACGGACGCCAACCGCATGATCGCCCAGGCGCAGGCATCCGGCAAGAAATTCGGCCTGTATCACTACGCCATGGGAGGCAACCCGGAGGCCGAGGCCCGGTTCTTCTACACGAATACGTCGAACTATTGGCGTCACGGCATCGTGGCGTTGGATTGGGAGATGGACGACAACCCCGCATGGGGAGACTGGGATTGGGTGCGTCGATTCATGAGTGAGTGCGAACGATTGAGCGGCGGTGTGCGCCCATTGCTGTACACCGGCCCGGTCGCCGGCACCATCCCGCAGGACATCCGCGACCGATACGGTTTGTGGATCGCCCAATACGCGAACATGAGCCCGACCGGCTATCAGGCCAATCCGTGGATGATCGGCGCGTACGGCGAGGCCATGCGCCAATACAGCGGCACCGGTGTCGTCAACACGTGGAGTCCCATCGACCTCAACATCTTCCGTGGCGAGGCATGGCAGTGGGATCTGTACGCCAACCCGGCCGGCGGCTCCACGCCA